AATTCTGGTGGATAGAGATCCCCTCTCGTCGAAGCGATTTGACCTAATTTTACAAAGGTTGGTCCAAGTTCGAGGAGTTCTTCCTTCGTCCAACGACCCAATTCTGATTTATTCTGTACAGTGGCATTCTTCCATAGAAACTTACCAGCAAACTTCCAAGTTTTCAACTTCCTACTAGGTAATGTCGCCTTATGTGAGGCTATACATAGCATCCTATCTTACGCGTATACTTTTTTCTATAAGTATATCAGAATGAAGGTTCATATCGTCGGTGCCGGACCCACCGGTCTGTCACTCGCGTGGGAACTTTTACGAACAGGTGAACATGATATCACCATATATGACCGAAAACTCTCGGCGGGTGGATCATGGTGGGAACCAGATGTCGAGACACGCAACCTACATGCACACCGAATTGTCTTTGATCGAGCATTCGTCAACACGAAATCATTTTTTGAGGAGATGGGAATCAAATGGGATGATATGTTTGAACCCGAAAAGGATGATGGTGCATCGAATTATATTTTCAAGACACTTCAGTTTGAAGATTACAAAATACTTTCATGTGTATTTGCAAAAGTTTTTTGGAATCCGGAAAAATTCAAGAATGTTTCTCTGAAAGATGTTCTCGGAGAAAATCTTACACCTGATGGAAAAAAGATTTTGGAACATCTTCCACTCATCATGGATGGTGTCACGTGGGATGTCATGTCCGCACACGAGTTTGTCCAAAACTTGAATCATGTGATGCTATCCAAAAAGTACACACAACGTGTTTCCGGTAAAGTCATGTGTGATGCGATGGAGGAGGCGGTCATGAACGCCGGTGCAAACTTTGTGTTTGGGGCGGAACTTCTCGATGTCGAGTACGGAAAGGATTCTTTCGTCGCCAAGTTCACAGGTGAACGAGTCATCGATGATGGTCTTCTCTTTTTGTGTCTCGATAACAGTCCAGCCCTGAACATACTCGGCACGAACTGGGGACCCGATGCTGACAAGAAACTTCGAAGGAGTACATACGGTGCTATAAACGTTCTTCTCGATTACGATGAACCGATCACACTCAAATCTGATTTGGAAATAGCCATCGAAACACGATGGAATCTACAACCAAAAGTCCTCTCAGATGGAAAGACTGTCTCGTGTGTGATATGTGATTTGGGAGAGGATGTCATGCGTTCTGATCCAGAGACACTCATCGAAGAAGTCATTCGACAATTGAAAGTTCCCAAACCCGTGTCCTCCCGAATCGGATGGGGTGCCGAATGGAAAGAAAACAAGTGGCACTTTTCACAATCATCTGGTGTGTTGAGTCTTCATGGACAACTTCCATTCTTCGGAAGGTGTTCGAAAGTTGCCATGTGTGGTATGATGTCCCCGCGTGAGACACCGTACTCGAGTATCGAGGCGTCTGTCGAAGTGTCTAGAGCCTTGAGTCATATGTGTTTCGGAACGAGAAAACCACTTCGTTCACTTTTGGTTTCACATGTAACCATCTTTATACTCGTGTTACTTATAGTTTTATTGGTAGTGTATCATATATGAAGTTCGTAGCGACTGTTCACGAAACATTCTACGAACACAATTCTAAAAAATATATTCGGTTTGCGATTCCTGAAAAAGTTGCAGATATTATCGGGCGTATGCATGCATCGAAGACGCATCTCATCACCAACGAAATCATAGAAAATCCATTAGATGGTCGAGTTCTTACTGTTAAAGTTCCATTCCGGTACAGGAGAGTGATGTGTGAAGTCAAAGGACGACCCGTGCAGTCTCTTGTAAAGGGGGATGAAGTGGAAATAGTGGTAGATTTTAAAGGTGCTTGGAATGTAGGTAATCACTCAGGCTTTTCCTGGATACTCTCGAGCTCTTCGGTGGGGTCTTCAGTGGACTGATTGGGGTCGTTGGGGAGGTCAATGGTCTTGAGACCACCCTTCTTGAACCCCTGAAACGTAGAAAGCATACCCTGAAGGCGGAATACTTCTTGAGTCAACTGTTCGATGTTCATCTGAAGCTTCTTAATATTCTCTTCAACGTCAACGATAGGCATATTGTACTCATTTAAAGTTTATAATCTTTAAATAAGTATGACGACACTTACCAGGACTGGATATCTCGTTAATGTGGGGCCGATTCAAGAAATTAAAAAGGAACTTACGGTAAGACCAATCGTCAATGGGGACTATGGATTTCCTCCACCGCCTTTCAAGGTTTTCAGACCAACTAAGAATGGAGTGTGTGTTCCCCGATTCTACGGAACTTCTAAACTTGGAGAACCCAAAGAAGATCGACGACCTGAACCGACTCGAATCCGAACAAAGTTTGCGGGAACACTCCGGGACACTACTCATCAAAATGAGGCCCTCGATGCAGCAATTAAAGCAGGTCACGGCGTCCTTTCTTTACCATGTGGCTACGGCAAGACGACGGTTTCCTTGGCCATAGCATGTAAGTTGGGTTACAGAACCATGATTGTCGTACATAAACAATTTTTGGCCGATCAATGGCGTGAACGCATTCAACAATTTTGTCCTGGTGCCACTATTGGCGTTGTTCAACAAGACAAGAAGGAAGTCAATTGTGATTTTGTAATTGCTATGCTTCAATCTCTTTCTCTCAAGGAGTATTCATTTACAGATTTCGAAAGTGTCGGTACGTTGATCGTCGATGAAGCCCATCATATCTGTGCAAAAGTGTTCAGTCAGAGTCTTTTCAAACTATGCCCAAGACATATATACGGTCTTTCTGCAACTCCTGAACGCAAAGATGGGCTCACGAAAGTGCTTCACTGGTTTATGGGTCCGACATTTTTCGCCGTCGAACGAAAAAATCAAGAACAAGTTGAAGTGTTTCCCGTCATATTCGATTCACCAAATTATCGAAATCCACCACCGTCCATGCGAAACGGGAAAATTTCTATGCCCAATATGATTACCGAACTCGTCGAAGATCGTCAACGGAACAAAATGTTGGTGGAACTCGTCAAGAAAGCCTCGGCGGGTACGAGACAACTTTTGGTTCTCAGCGATCGTCGCCAACATTGTGAATTTCTTCATCAATGTTTTCCCAAAACGTCGGGTCTCTACATGGGTGGTATGAAGGAAGCTCAACTTCAAGAATCGTCTAAAAAGAAAATCATCTTCGCGACGTTCAGTCAGGCCCACGAAGGTCTCGACATTCCCACACTGGATACAGTCATCTTAGCTAGTCCCAAGTCTGACATCACACAGAGTATCGGTCGAATCATGAGAGAAACGAAAGGGAAAAAGAATAATCCTCACATCTACGACGTACACGATCCATGGTCAATTTTCACTGCCATGTATTATAAACGAATGAAAGTGTACCGACAGGGTGGATTTAACGTTCGTGGTAAAAATGTAGAAGAAAAACCAGAGTTCCCTCAGGGAAAGTGTCTGTTTTTATAATCTGAACAATTAATAAATGTCTGGTGCATTGATACAACTTGTTTCTAAAGGAGTACAGGATGCGTACATCATAGGCGAGGAAGGGTATTCCTTTTTTAGAACAAAGTTCATGAGACACACAAACTTTTCTCAGGTACCGAAATTTATAAAATCGATGAATGAAAATGATACATCCATAACTATACCGGTTCTGGGAGATATAATCAACGCTGTGTGGTTTCAAGGCTCGACAAGTCTTATGGATATGTTCAATAATTCAACGATTACTTTATACGTTGGTGGACAAAAAATAGATTCACAACACTTTGATTATTATGCAGACATATGGCCAACTTATTTGTCCGATACGTACAGTAAATCTAAAGAACTAAACTCGAACTCGACTAATCCAGTATTTTTACCACTCCAATTTTTCTTCTGTAATCACAAGGCATTTCTACCCCTCGTGGCACTTCAGAAACATCAGATTGAAATAAAAATAGACTTTGATTCTAATGCTTTAAGCGGACTGACAGAAACTCAAAAAAAGTATGAAGTGTATGGCAATTACGTTTTTTTGGATAAAGATGAACGAGAATCTATCGTAAAACGCTCAATGGATTTTGTAATTACACAGGTTCAACGACTCGAGCACCCACTTAATACCGGAGATGGATATAACACCGTAGATATAAGTCAGTTTAATCACCCCATAAAGTCGTTATTCTTTGGTTTTGAGACAAAATCTCAGGTATCCACAGATGATTACTTTACATTCTCTGGGGTTGATCTTCAAATAAATGGTACACCTTTATTTGAAAACATGAAACCTGTATATTTTCATACGGTTCAAAATTACTACAAATCTGAATATGGCGTATCAGGATATGACGTCAATAACAATTTTCTCACGTACACGAGATACTATGCATATCACTTTTGTATGAATGCATCACAATATAGTCCATCTGGATCATGCAATTTCAGTCGTCTAGACAATGCAAAAATGATAATTCGTGGTGCTGATGTTGGAGTTACAAGATTAGGTGATCCTATATACGTATATGCAGTCAACTATAACGTCCTGAGAATCAAAGATGGTTTAGGAGGACTTTTATTCGGAAATTAATTTACTACGAAGGACAACTTCGCGGTAAAACAATCAATTACGCCCTGATGGCGTCGGAAACAGCTAAGGCGACAACTCCGACAATAAAAGCTATCACGATGTAGTTTAATTCGCTTTCTTCAAGACCAGTCTTCTTGACAGTCTTTTTAGTCACAACCGGTTCAGGTTGTTTCTTTGGAGGATCCAATTCCTCCAAAGGATAGTACGCTATCATTTATATAGTACTTAGAGATTAATTTCCTTCTTCGTCTTCTTCTGCCTGGTGCGTTTGGTTTTCGCAGCCGACACCTTAACTTCCTTGACTTCACCACCAGTCGAATCGCCCGAAATCGAAATAATATCAGAAATGTCTTCATCTTCGTCATCATTTACAGGTGAAATCGCGGAAGTGTTCACAGGGGGAGCCGGTGGCATCATGATGCCACCCATAAGGCTCGAGATGTCAATGCCGGGACCCTGCATCTCGTAGTTACCCGTTCCACCGACAGGAGCCTCGGTCGCAGGACCATCAGTCTTACGAGTCGTGTTCTGAACCGCAGACATCATATTCTTCACGAGATCGGGGTTTTGTTTGATAACATCATTCATGTTAGGCATGACCGACTTGAACATACTATTCGTCAAGTGGAACATCATCGCCGAGCCACCGAGCATCATAATCAGTTTCACTTCTGGGGCAACCGAAATCTTCGAACGATACTTAACATAAAGTTCTTCAAAGACACCATCATAGTCGTCAACATTTTCCATCACCGACTCACTCCAACCCTCTAACTGAATCTCAAAAGGATTGTATCGCTTGTTTAAAAACTCCAGGCCAGTCACACACGCCACAAGCATTCGTCTCGAAAATCGAATCGACTGTTCAACGTCAATGCTGTACGTTATCCGTTTCACCTCTGTTCGGAGTTCATCAACGTTTGAGTATGCATTGAGACGCTTGTTCACGGCGAATCCCTTTTTCTCGAGACGCCCAAGCTTGTTAATTAAGTCCGCCTTTTCTTCATCAACCGAAGAGTACCCTTTGGATGGTTGCTCTTCCTGATCACCAGGTCCATACTCTTCACCGTCATCAAAAAAATTTGCATCATCTCCTTCGCCGTAATCAATCTCTTCGTCAGGGGCAGATACATTTTGGGTCGCCTGTTTATTGGGGTTTACAAAAGCATCCATCGCCTCCTGATGTTCCGACCCCTGTGGGCGAGAAGAAGCTGGCTTAAACGTTGGTCGAGGAACACGCTGAGGTGCGGGTGCAGAGATTTCAATTTCATCCATGATAGCCTGTTCGTCGGCATCCAATTTCATAACACTAGGCTGTCCTCGATCGAGTACGATCTCTTCGTCCATCTACTCTTTATACAGAAACTAAAAAAATTACCTTTAACGCAGTTTAAAAAAATATTTGTTCATTATAAATGTTTACTCTCAATCGTGTCAATCGTAACGCTCTTACCATGATTGTGATTCTTCTTCTGATTATTTCAGCCCTCGCCGCTTTCAAGTCGGGTTCTATCAGCAAGTATCAACCCAAGCCTATCACGACTAAAACCCTGAGTGATCAGTCCATTTTCGATCTCCCTGTCAAAGTTGACTGTGTCGCCGGATCCGGTAAGAAGGACAGTCCCTACTCGAAGGGGTTGACTCCAGGAGGTGTATGTGGTGCCCAAAAGCTCGTCTCGGAACAAGCCGGTTACGACATCACGGGTGGAATCGGTGGATCTTTAATCTAAGCTAATGATATATGGCGCTTATTACCAGTACCACTGACGTTATCCCCGATCTCAAGTATGAGTATCACACCGTCACAATTGATACAATTGGACAACCGAGTGCAAACGCGTTCACGTGTTATCTTCAGCAACCCCTGAAAAATGTCGTACAGGCTAGATTACTCGCCACGAACATCAATACGAACGCCACAACGAACCATTGTTATATATCTATCGAAGAGTTAGATAGTATTTTCACAGATCGTGCGTCGAATGAACCAAATGGACAAGCTACCACGAGTATTGTCCGTAACTCGTTTGCGAGTTTGGTCACCAGTGACAATACAGGTATCGTCAGTTTTAAGGATAATTACCCAGTCGTGACACAATACATAAACCCCATTCGCAGTATCGATCGATTTACTGTGAACATTCGTAACGAAAACGGCGCTCTCATCACCCCTTCCAACCCAGTCAAAAATAATTTTATCGTCATCCGTTTCGTGTGTCGAAAACCCAATTTGTAATTTTCTCCCGTTAGAGTAGTATACCATGTCTGCCGGTGTTGTGCAATTGATCGCCATCGGTGCTCAGGATGAATATATCGTGGGTAATCCCGAAATATCATTCTTTAGCTCAACATTCAAAAGACATGCTAATTTTTCACAGTCCATCGAAAAACAAACCATTTATGGAGCGGTGAAAAACAATTCAATGTCCAGCGTTCAATTTGAACGATCTGGAGATCTTCTAGGTTATGTCTATTTCACATTAGATGATGTCACACAAGCTCTCGATGTTCAACGTTGGGACACCATCATCGATAAAGTGGAACTCTACATTGGTGGTTCCCTAGTGGATACCCAAGATACGATTTTTACTGAAAAAATCGCCATCGATACATTCGCTCAGAATGTGTCTAAAAGTGCGTTAGGTACACACCCAGGTATATCTTCGCGTTCCTTCTTCTACCCCCTTCGCTTTTTCTTTTGTGAAGGACCACAATGTGCTTTACCTCTTGTAGCCCTAAACTATCACAATGTCGAAATCAGGATTCATTGGGCTACAGAGGCATCAAATTATAATGTAGAATGCTTCGCAAACTATTATTATCTTGATAATGAAGAACGAGGTAATATTGCATCCCGTAAACATGATTTGTTAATTACTCAAGTCCAAAAAAATATTCCATCTGGTACAATGGTTCAAGATTTGACATTTAATCACCCCGTCAAATACATAGCGTCTTCGGATACAACAACAGATGGTGCTCTCACATCACCTACGAACAAAGTTAAATTAAACATTAATGGTCTAGATGTGAGTAATTATAGATGGGGTAAACCACATTATATAGACGTTATGAATTACTATCATACAAACTTTGTAACGTCCCCAGATTTCTTTTTGTACTGTTTCTGTCTCTCAACAAGTTCCCTCCAACCAACGGGGACGCTAAATTTTAGTCGTCTCAATTCGGCTAAAATTATGAGTGAACACATGACAATAGAACACCCTATATATGCAGTTAATTATAACATACTACGCATAGAGAACGGAATGGCAGGTCTTCTTTACGCAAATTAAAATACCAGACTATATTAAATGGTCAAGAATTTGCCAACAGTGGAGAGATCCACGAAAATCAGATTTGGTAAAAATGCTTTGGAGAATCAGGCAGAAAATACCATTGTTTTTAATGCGAGTAATAATGAATTACAAGCTACCCGACCCGGTGCAGTGTATTTGAGTCCTATTCGTTTTAGAGAAGATTTTTCCGACCCTCAAATCGTACTTCTAATGTACGACAAAACAACTGGAGAAATAACCGAATCTGGGTCATCGGCGTCTACAGCCGTAGAACCACCTCTACAATCAGTAACTGGTTTTGGTAATACGACACCTTATACACTCGAATTTAATAATCCTTCAACGTCCTTTTTTGCACTCTCAAATGCAGAATTTTCAAATACCATATCAATTGGATCACTCACTCAAGATTATATTCCATTTGTTGGGTCGAATAAGATGCTAGAAGATTCTAAAATTAGACTTGATAATGGATCTACCGTCATCAACTCAAACCTTGAAGTTGTGGGGGATATAACATTTAGTGGTAATTCGTATGTTATAGATTCACAAAGTTTAAACATCAAAGATAAAATTGTAGGTATTTCCAACAATAATCCAAGTAATAATTATGACGGGGGTTTGATAATTGAAAATGTAGGACATAATGTGGGACTCATTCATCATGGAGATGAAGATAGATTTTCAATGGGATACACACAAAATGTAGCAAGTGATAATCATATTTTGCATGACAGTAATGTATTCTTACTCGATGTTCTTGGAAATCTACAAGTTCAAAATAATATTACCGTAACTGAAACGGGTACATTTGACCATCTTGTAGCAGATTCTATAACAATAAAAACGGATTCATTTCATGTAGATTCTTCAACATCCAATGTTGGTATAGGGACTAATACACCCGCATTTAATCTAGATGTACATGGTTCTTCGAACGTTGGAACATTCACGGCTTTATCCGGTACATTCGACGGTCCAGTTTCAGGAACGAGTTACACAGGTGGTGCAATTTCTGGAACCACTGGTACTTTCACGGGTGATGTTACTGGAACGAGTTACACCGGTGGTGCAATTTCTGGAACCACTGGTACTTTCACGGGTGATGTTACTGGAACGAGTTACACCGGTGGCGCAGTTTCAGGTACAACAGGTACCTTTAATAGTACACTTTCAAGCGGTGGTTTCACTGCAACGAGTGCACAAATAAACGGTGTAGTTAACACAACCGGAAATCTCGCAGTTAACACAGATGCTATACTAGTCGATGCCACTAATAAAAAGGTGGGTATAGGAAAAACTCCTATCGCAAATCTAGATGTTGTTGGTAATATTCAGTCATCTACAGGCATTACAAGCGCGTCTGGGGGTATTACAGCAACGACGGGCCTGTTCTCGGGTGATGGCGGTCTTATATCTAACGTGCAAGTCTCAAGTGTAACAGGAGATCTTGCACTAGGAACCGCTACATCCGGAGATTACGTTGAATCCATGTCCGGAGGGGACGGTATCACCGTAACTGGTGGTTCTGGCGAAAGTTCCACTCCCAGTGTTGCAGTTGATCTCAAAGCCAATGGTGGTCTCGTTATAGAAAGTGCAGAGGTTGCAGTAGATCTTAGTGCTTCTGCGATAACCGGAACTCTCGCGGTTGCTGATGGTGGTACAGGTGTCACCACAAGTACGGGATCTACAAATGTTGTATTATCCGATAGCCCCACACTCACCGGAACATTGACCGCCGCTACCGCCAATTTCAGTGGTGATGTGTCTGCTGTGGGGGGAACATTTTCTGGTGATGTGACGGGTGCGAGTTATAGTGGTGGGGCAATTTCTGGTACGACTGGTACTTTCAGTAGTACACTTTCAAGTGGTGGTTTCACCGCGACGAGTGGACAATTTAATGGAACATTAGCATCCACAAGTGATTTAACAGTAGGCGTAGATAAATTAGTCGTAGATGTGTCCACGTCAAATGTAGGTATTGGCATGGATTCACCAGCTTTCAGTTTAGATATTAACGGTTCAGCAAATGTTGGAGTATTAACAACAACTAAGGCTGCGACATTTGGCGCGACAAAAACATTCGTGGTGAGAGCAGCCGGTGGAGCGTATTACATTGATGATTTTATACGCAAACCCCTTGTAGTCCACGAAAATCAGACGTATATTTTCGATCTATCTCACAGTAGTCTTGCATCTGGAGCACACCCTTTATTATTTTCAACTGGGGGTACCGACGGTAGTGGGACGGCGTATTCTGCGGGTATAACACCATCGGGAACTGCGGGAACTGCCGGTGCAAAGATAACATTTATCGTTCCACCAGGTACTACTTCACCCATTTACTATTATTGTAGTGTACATGGTGGTATGGGTAGTACTATTACTGTCGCGACAACACCCGAAGTCATTGTATCTGGAAACTTGGATACCACAACCGCAACCCTGACAGATGATCTAACTGTGGGTGTTGATAAATTGGTTGTAGACGTTTCTGCTTCTGGTGTAGGTATTGGAACTACAACACCTGCTTTCAATCTAGATGTACATGGTACAGCAAATGTTGGTACCTTTACTGCTACGACAGGAAATATTGGTGGATTGACTTCAGCGACAGGAACCTTCACAGACGATGTAACTGTGGGTACCGATAAACTAGTCGTGGATGTTTCTGCTTCTAGTGTAGGTATTGGAACGGTGACACCTGCTTTTAATCTAGATGTTCACGGTACAGCGAATGTTGGTGCGTTGACTACTACAACATCAATTGCAAACGCAGATATCGCGTCGACGAGTTCTACAACAGGAACTCTCAAGGTAACTGGTGGTATAGGTCTTACCGGTAACGTATATGCTAGTGGTAATGTTTACGCACAATCAGAACAAGATGGTCTCTCCCATTTAGGACGAGCTAAAATAGGTTTCGATGGAGCAAATTCTGGGCACGCGGCTTATGCACACGAAGATTACATGACTGGTACGGCATATGCTTTAAAGCAAACTGCTACCTCAGGTGTTACACATATAAATACACCAAACAGTGGACACATTCGTTTCAATGTGAATAACAACGAAGTGGGTAGATTCAAGGGTTCAGGCGATTTCGTCGTTGACACTGATACACTCTATGTGGACGCTTCCCAGCACTGTGTAGGAATAGAAACGACAACACCTCAAGCAAATCTCCATGTATCGGGTAATGTGTATGTGACTGATGAGATTACAACAGCCAGTAATGTTAATGCAGCTAAAGTTTATTCAAGTGATGGGATGGTAATTAACACTGGCTCAGTGTGTAAGAAGTTTTATAGTTACAAGGGGACTATTCCTAACGCTGTAAGTGCGTCAGATGCAGCTATAAAACTCACATTTTCAACCAATATTTTTTACGCTAAAATCGTTGCGCACTTAATTGAGGCAGACAATGAATTTAGTAACATGTCGTTAGAAGTTGGTGGTGGTCATAGGGATGGTGATAACTCACCTACACAACTCGCAATTGCAACTGGTTCTATATCAGTGTTTGGTAATACAAGTACCAATCCATGGGATACACAGGTTGCAACAACAACAACTACGGTAACACTGAAACCATCCGCTACCACTAGTACAACGGATAGTAATTCTGGAAATGTTGATTATAATTTATTCATCGAATACATTTCACCAGATTCAGCAACAGGTAAGTTAGCATCTATACACGGTTACTCCGGTGGTTCGGCCAATCAAGAACTGGTAACTTTCAACTATTAAAATATATTTAGATATAAATGGATAAAATCCATGATATTGAAGTGGAAGAGTACGACTTTGAATTTGTGACATCAAACAACAAGTTATATGACCAGTCTTTACTACAACCACACGAAGCTTTCAAAAAAATTGATCCACCAATTTCATGTGAAACCAATGGCCGTCTAATAAAAATGAGTACTCCGTGTAAACATATTAGGGAAAATTTCAAAGTCATTTTCCGTGATCACGGGGAATTCATTGTACAGGAAGTCATCGATGAATCAAATTTTACAATCATCGTGTCCTCAGATTTACCAAAAGATCTTATATTAGAGACCGTCTACACTAATATTGTAAAAGTAATTAAAAAAGGATACAGGGATGTGATACCCATTTATGCAATCAAAGAACTGGATAAAGAGATTCGAGACACGAAAACAGAACTTAATAAAGAGATTCGAGACACGAAAACAGAACTTAATAAAGAGATTCGAGATGCGACGAGTAATATTGTAAACGAAGTTAAATATAGAACAATGAACTCCAGGATTAATATTTTAGAAAATATAATTGCATCACTTTATAAACGTATAGAAACATTAGAAAAATTGTGAGGTAATGATAGATGAGCAGTGACATTAACGTTCAAACATTCTCAGGGAAGGTTAATATCAACAACAACCTATTAGTAGGCTCTTCACACCTGTTCGTAGACACCATAAACAATAGGGTTGGTATCACGACCGCTTCACCCGATGCAGGTCTACATGTTAATTCGAATGCCTACGTGCATACAGACTTTAGAGTTGGCTCAGGGATCGTGATGAATGATACCAATGGTCGAATCACTGCTGGATCCTTTGTGGGGGATGGTTCCGCCATGACTGGTATCAACTCTGATAGTGGCTCGTGGGCAGGGGCTGGAACTGGTTCGGTCTATCTGTCCACCTCGACGGATAAAGTGGGAATTGGGAAGACACCGAGTGAAAAACTTGATGTTGAGGGTATTATTAGAGTGAATAGGAATGGTGGAAGTTTACAATTGGTTGGAACAGATCATACTTACATCGAATACTATCCAGATGGTGTTTCGAGTGGTCGAAAAGCGTATGTTGGTTATTCTGGTGGAAGTGACAACAACTTTACTATTTCTAACTCTGCTGGTAGTGGTCATGTAATCCTCGCTGGTGGCAGTGTGGGTATCGGGACGACGAGTCCATCATCCAGACTGACAGTTAACGAGATTCCACAGCATCGCGACACATACGACCATTCATTAGCACCAATGACGATTACAAACCGCACACCAACATCCAATTCGACACTTAATGACCCACAACATGTATTGAATTTGGCTCGGGAGGGGACGAGTGGTGAGGCTTACGGTGCCCGTGCAACTTTTAAACTTTCGCGTTATGAGAATAGTGGTACCGGGTCACGAACTCGCTTTGATTTAAACTTAGCACATGATTCTTACAATGAACCACACATTATGACATTTCGGTCAGACGGCAACGTCGGTATCGGTAACACCACGCCAGCATTTCCACTTACTATAGGGGCGGGTGATGGAAATAAAATACTATTTAACGAATCTACGACCCCCGGACATAACATTACATGCTCGAGTGGTTGGCAATGGAACTTCAACGCAGCAAGATCAGGTCAAGATGATGACGCAAAAATAACATTTAACATATCGGGTTCTTCTGGTTATGACGAGATGATGAGAGTGAACCATACGGGTGTCGGGATCGGGACGACGGATCCGGCTGGGACACTTCATGTTAAAGCAGACAATAGGGTGCACATTACAGAAGGGACCACACCTGCATTTACCGGTTTGGAATCAGTGAGTCAAGGACGATCCCAACTCGTATTGAGTTCAGATTACTCAGACTTGGTTATAGCATCTTCCTATGTAAATAACGCTCACGGGTCAACACTTTCATTCACT